ATCTCCACCGTATCCACCAGCCCAGATCAGCACGAACTGGCCGGGACTGGCCGGGATCAGCCGCGATTGGAAACGCCGTGGAGCGATGAGCACGGATCGCTTGAGACCGAGCTGGGGGGATGGTCGGAAAGGTTTCTTGGGATGACCCTTATGCCGTGGCAGGCGCGGGCGTTGGCGGGTTTGACTGCGTTGCGTGCCGATGGCCGGTTTCAGCATCGCATGGGGTTGGTGTCGACGGCGCGGCAGAACGGTAAGACCCATGCGCTTGCAACCTTGGTGGGGTATTTCTTGACGGTTGAGCCTTTGCGGCGGGGTGCGCCGGTCACGGTGTTGTCCACCGCGCACCGGCTGGATGTCGCGGTTGAGTTGTTTCGCAAACTGGCCGAGCTGTTGGAGACACAGTTCGGGGCGAAGGTGACTTGGGCGTATGGGCGTAACGAGGTGCGGATGCCGGACGGCTCGAGGTGGCTGGTCAAGGCTGCCAGCCCATCGGTCGGCCACGGTCTGTCGGTTGATCTTGTGGTGGCTGACGAGGTGTGGGACATCAGTACCGACGCCATCGATCAAGGTTTGCTGCCGACGATGCGTGCGCGACCGAACCCGTTGATGGCGATGTGGTCCACCGCCGGCACCGAGTCATCCACCGTATTCCTGCGATACCGCGAACAGGGTTTGCGGCAGATTGACGCCGGCCAGCAAGGCCCGTTGTACATGGCCGAATGGTCGCCGCCACCAGACCTTGATCCGATGACCCCCGCGGCGTGGGCTTACGGCAACCCGGCACTCGGCCACACCCTGCAAGCCGACACGATCGCCGCGGAGGCACAGTCACCCGACCGGGCAGCGTTCCTACGCGCCTCAGTCAACTTGTGGGTGGCATCGGATCGGGCGTGGGTTCGCCCCGGCCAATGGCCCGAGCTGCAGGTTGACGAAATACCGCCCGGTGGCGTCATCGCAATCGAGTCCAGCCTTGACGACTCCCGCTACTTTGGCGTGCGCGCCGTGCCGTTTGGTGACGGCCGCATCGGTGTCACGGTCGCGTTTCACGTTGACACGATCGCCCAATGCGTCGCCAAAATCGCTGAACTGGCCGGCGACCCGAAAATCCAGTTCGCGGTCAGCCCCACTATCGAGCTGCACCTACCCCCGTCGCTTGAGCGCAGGTATCAAGTCGTGGGCTACGGCGAACTACTGCGTTACACGCCAGCGGTCAAAAACATGATTGAGGAACGCACCCTGCGGCACACCGGCGAACAAATGCTGGCCGAGCACGTCCAGCGTGCGGTCGCCGTGCGAAGCCAAGGGTCAATGGCGTTGTCGTCGCAACGGTCACCCGGCCCGATTGAACTAGCCCGCTGCATGGTGTGGGCCGCCGCGCTCGCGGCGAAACCGACCGTCGTTGGGAAACCGATGATCGTGGTTGCTGGGCACTAGCATCGCGGCAGGCACCCCTCGCCTGCGTCTTGCCTTTCGTCGGGATCGGACACGACCGACGGGGGGTGCCACCAAAACAAACTCAGATCGGGCAACATAGACGCATGGCACTGTTCAACAAGTCGATCACCAAAGGCGCGGTCAGCCCCGAACCGGCAAAGGCGGCAGCGGCTGGCGGGTACACCAGCAACCAAGCCGGTGTGTCAATGATCGGCCAGTACTACTCGTACCAAGAAGGCGAAGCGCGCAACCGTGCCGTGTCCGTGCCGGCGATCTCGCGTTCGCTCAACCTGTTTAAGTCCGTCATCGGATCCATGCCGCTGCGAATGTACAACGAACGGTGGATGGACGGCCGACGCGAAAAGGTGTACCTTGATCCGCGCACATGGTTGCGTCGCCCCGACCCCACCGTGCCGTACCAGTTCATCATGGGTTGGACCCTTGACGACTTGATGATGTTCGGGCGTGCGTTCTGGTACATCACATCACGCACCGCTGACGGTTACCCGGCGTCGTACACCCGTCTGCCGGCCGGTTCCATCACCACACCGCAAATGGCCGGCCCCGTCTGGTTCGCACCAGCCAACGAAGTGTATTTCAACGGCGGCATGGTTGACCCCGACAACCTCGTCCAGTTCCTGTCACCAGCCCAAGGTTTGATCTATTCGGCACCCGGTGCGATCGAGACCGCGCTCAAGATCGAGGCCGCACGCAACCGCAACGCCGCATCCGCGATCCCGGCCGGCACCCTTTACCAGCGGGGAGGGGAACCGATGAGCGCGCAAGAACTAGCCGACCTTGCTTCGGCGTTCAACGCAGCTCGAGCCACCAACCAAACCGCCGCACTCAATGAGTTTGTGGAATACAAGGAAACCAGCATGACACCCGACAAAATGCTGTTGATCGAGTCCGCGAACTACAGCGCATTGGAAGCCGCCCGCCTTGCCAATGTGCCGCCGTACTTGGTTGGTGTGTCCACCGGCTCGTATTCGTATCAGTCCAGCCAACAGGCCCGGGCCGACCTCTACATCTTTGGCGTCAAGTTGTATGCCGAAGCGATCGCCGAGACGCTCAGCATGGACAACGTGCTTCCGCGCGGCACCTACGTCGAGTTTGACCCGACGGACTACCTGACCGAAGGGATCATCGCCGATCAAGCCGATGAACCCGTTGAGGAAAACACGCAAGAAAGGTTGGCAAACTAATGCCGTACTACATCACCAAAGACGCTGAGGACTGTGCCGGTTGGGCGGTCGTCACTGCCGAAATGGAAATCCAAGGCTGCCACCTACTGAAGCAAGACGCCATCGACCAGATGGTTGCGATCAGCAACGAGGAAGGGATCCAGCCCGGCGGCGAACTAGAGATCGAGGAGGAGGACGACATGGAGGAAATGCAAGCGGCGGCCAAGCCCGTCAAACTGCAAGCACAGGTCTGGCTTGAGGCCGCAAAGGGTGCCGGCAAGCGCACGATCAGCGGCATCGCTGTCCCGTACGGTGTGGACGCGACGGTCACCGGCGGGGAGAAAATCCGCGTGGAGGCTGGCGCGCTCCCGACCGATGGCAAAGCCCCTAAACTTTTTATGTACCACGACTCGACGCAGCCCGTGGGCATCGTGAGCGAGCGCGTGGAGACCGAGGAAGGAATGCTGTTTTCAGCCCGTATTGCCCCGACCGCAGCCGGCGACGAAGCCCTGACCCTTGCGCAAGAAGGCGTGCTGGACAGCGTGTCCATCGGCATCAACCCGACCAAGTGGCGTATGGACGGCGACACCATGGTCGTCAAAAAGGCCGAATGGATCGAGCTCAGCCTCGTCCCGGTGCCGGCGTTCGCCGGTGCACAAATCACCGACATTGCCGCCAGCATCCACCAAAACGAAAATCCGATCAGTAATAATCAAGAAGTGACCCCCGAAAAGGAGACCCCCAACATGGACAAGATCGAAGCCGCAGCCGCCGAGGAGACCATCCCCACCGCGCCGCTGTTCGCACAGCCGAAGCGCGAATTCAAGATGCCATCGGCAGCCGAATACCTCGCCGCGATGCACATCGGTGGCGACACGTTCCGCAAAGTCAACGAAGCGTTCGTCGAGGCCCGCAAGGCCAAGCAGTCGGCCCTCGAAGCCGCCGCTGGTGACGTACTCACCACCGACACGCCCGGCTTGCTCCCCATCCCTGTGCTCGGACCTGTGTTCGACGACTTGAACTACATCCGCCCGGTTGTCGCGGCCGTCGGTGCACGCGCATACCCGGATGGTGGATCGTCCAAGACGTTCATCCGTCCGACGTGGACGACGCACACCGCGGTCTCCGCACAGACCGGCGAACTGAACGGTGCAGGCGGTGCACAAACACCCGTCATCGCATCCAACTCGGTCACCAAGACGACCCTCAGCGGACAGGTCACCCTGTCGGTGCAGGACATCGACTTCACCAGCCCGGCCGCCATGGAAATCATCCTGCGCGACCTCGCCGGAATGTACCTCATCGCATCCGACAACTTCTGCGCCGACCAGATCGTCGCACAAGGCGGCACCAGCGGTGTGACGTGGACATTCAACGCCACCGACCCGAGTGACCTGATCGACAGCCTCTACGAGGTCGCCGAGTCACAGCTCGACGCCACGAACTTCCTGCCCGACCACTTGTTCGTGTCCGCAGACGTGTGGCGCAAACTGTCACGCCAGCTCGACGCCGACAAGCGACCAATCTTCCCATACGCGGCAGCCGCCGGCCTGATGGGCGTGAACGGTCTCGGCACGCAGAACATCACCACCACCAACACGCTGAACCCGCTTGGCCTGAACCTCGTCGTCGACAAAAACTTTGCCGCCGGCACCATGGTCCTTGCCCGCGGTCAGGCCATCGAGTTCTACGAGCAGATCCGCGGTCTCATGTCCGTGGAAGTGCCGTCACAACTTGGCCGCCAGTTCAGTTACTACGGTTACGTGTCGACGTTCATCGCCGACCCGACCATGGTGTCCAAGATCGCCGTCAACTAATAAGCCTGTAGGAGGCCGACAACATGGCCACTTACACGGTCACCAACAAGTACCTGATCGACGATTACGCCGTCCTTCAGCTCCTCACCCCTGCGGAGCTGGAGGTCGGCCAATCGATCACGGTCGCAGGCGTTGACGCCACGTTCAACGGCAACTACACCATCCGGGCGTTGCCGCAATACCGCTACACAGGCGTTGACGACGAAGGCGACCTGCTTTACGACTTTGATGAGCCGATCGCCAACCAAGTGCTGTACGCCAAAACGGCTGATGATGTGGAGCGCACCGCGGCCACCGGCACCGTGTCGAGCAACCCGGTGTGCACATGGATCGTGGCCAACGACATCGCTGACTGGCTGTACGGGACGCAGGCCGTCACCGCGGATGTCACGTTCCTGACGATCTGCGCGGCCGCCGCCAACCAGTTCTGCTACCGCCGCCGCGTAGAAGCCGGCTATGTCGACAGCCTGACCACGGTCCCATCGCAGGACGTCAAACTCGGCACGATCATGTATGGCGGCGCGCTGTACCGTCAGCGCGGCTCAATTGACCAGTTTGCGTCGTTCGACGCCATGGGCACCGCATCCGTCGTCGGGCTGGCCCCAATCGTCAAACAGCTATTGGGGATTGACCGCCCGCAGGTGGCCTAATGGCCGTCCAAACGTACACCGACCTGTTCAACACGGCGTTAAACAACCTGTCCACGTTCCTGAAAACCGTGACCGGCTTGCGCGTGGTAACGGACCCTCGGAACATCGTCCCGAACTGCGTGCTGATCCAAGCCCCATCGTTCACCGCATGGACCAACAAAGCGGTGGACATCACGTTCCCGATTACCGTTATTGGCGTTGGCCCGGGCAACGAGGACGCCCTACGGAACATCCTGAACGTCGTCAGCCAAGTGCTGAACAAGAACGTGGCCGTGACCGACGGCCGGCCCGTCACCCTTGACATGGGCGGCACCATCGCCCCCGCCTACGAACTGACCGTCAAAATGCTAGGGCAAACCCCGTGAAATGGATCGTTGTAAGCCCCCGCGTCGGTCGCCCCGGAGCCGAATACGACCTCGAGGGCGCGCACGCCAACGGCATCAACGTCGCCGGCCTAATCGCTGGCGGGTTCATCAAACCAGCCGAGCAATCCACACAAACCGAACCGAAACGGTCTAAAGTCAAGAAAGAACCGAAGGAGTAACCCCCCATGTCGACCAGCACCTACCTGTCCAACCCGGTCGTAACCGTCAACTCGGTGGACCTCAGCAACCAGTGCACCGCCGCGGTGCTCACCCGCACCGTGGAAGCCCTCGAAACGACCGCGTTCGGAAGCACATCCCGGTCGTACACGGGCGGCCTCCAGAACAACGAGCTCACGCTGACCCTGCTCATGTCCTACGCCTCGAGCGAAACCTACGC